CCACAGCTCAGAAGTGACCACGCCGCACAATATGGAGCTGATGTACCAGCTGTATGCGCTGATGAGCCGTAAACCGGCGCTAAAAAAAGTGATGCAGGACTGGATGCAAACCAGCCAGAGCACCCTTGAGCAGTGGTTTGACCCGGTGACGACGCGTGCGCTGGATGCGTTTATCGAGGGCATGACCCTGCATTTTGTGACGGACCGGGAGCCGCTGTCACGCGAAGAGATCAGAGCGATAGTGAGGCGCATCGCAGGATTTTAGCATTAGCCGAGGGTCGCATCCGCCGTCACGTTGACCATCGTCGCGGTCATCGCTCGGGCATGTTCAGAGGCCAAAAATGCAATCACACCGGCCACCTGCGACAGGGTTGGCAGCCGCTTGAGCATTGTGCTTTGCGCGGCACCTTCCATAAACTGCTCGACCGTCACTCCCATCGACTGCGCTTTTATCGCGAATAACTCTCCTGTGTAAGAACCCGCCTGAACCGCGCCGCTGATGGCATGAGAGCGCTCGCCCGTAACGCGGATGTTCTTCGGACCCAGTTCGCTGGCGAGCGCGTTAACGAACGCCTCAATGCCCGCGCAGCCGACGATATGCCCAAGATGACCGGGTATCGCCATCGGGCCTGCCGGTGCGACAACGGTGATTATCACGCCCTCGCGATCGCCACCCATATGGGGGACGACGGCCTTTGAGAGAGTGAAAAGGGCGGTGAGAAACGGATCAAATCCCTGCCTGAACTCTGCCAGGGATAACTCTGCGAGGCGTTTGCCTTGCTCGTGCATAAATCCTGTTGCGTTAACGACCATATCAATGCCGCCAGTCTGCTGAGCCAGTTTCGCGGTTTGCTCAAGAACAGAACGTTCATCAAGGACGTCGATGACACGTGATTCTGCGATTCCACCGGCAGAACGGATGTCGTTAGCCACGCGCTCCAGCTTATCCCGATTTCGGGCGACGAGGAAAACATGCGCTCCCTCACGCGCCAGTACTCGCGCGGTTTCGCTACCTATCGCGCCGCTTGCGCCGAAAATGACAACGGTTTTGGTTTTCATCAGCATGGCCTTTTCTCAATTAAAGAGGCAGGGGGAGTTCAAAGTATGGGTGCAAATGGGGTAGGGGCAAGCGGAGGAAACAGGAACCTGGTACTGCTTATATCATCGGGTAATGGTGCTAGTGCGACGGTGTTATTTGCGGAGCAGGAAAGGAGGGGGACGCAGCTGATTTGACATGGCTGTGAATGTCAGACAACAAAAAACCCATTTATGTAAACGGGTTAGTGAAAACAACGAGTTACAAGATAATCAATAAGTTAGGTTAGTGGTAAGGAGTGGCGATTACGGGGCAATGCCAACCGCTGCCGCCACTTTGTCGCCATTTGGCAGGGTAGCTAACGGGTTGAAGCGTAGGGCAGTTTCAAGGTGATCAGGGGCCAGGTGAGCATAGCGCATAGTCATTTTGATGTCGTGGTGACCGAGAATTTTTTGTAGGGCAAGAATGTTTCCGCCCGACATCATAAAATGCGCTGCAAATGTGTGGCGCAGAACGTGGGTAAGCTGGCCGCGCGGAAGCACGATGGAGGTTTTGTCCATCACAGACAAAAACTGGAAGTAGCAATCCGTAAAGAACTTGAAGCCGTTCAGGGACATGATTTCCTCGTACAGCTCTTTGCTGATCGGGATACTCCTATTCTTCTTGCCTTTGGTTCTGACGAAAGTGATCCGGTATTTGGTGACTTGCGAACGGGTTAGGCTCACAGCTTCACGCCAGCGCGCCCCCGTGCTTAAGCAGATTTTAACAACCAGAGCGAGAAGGGGACTTTGGCGATTACAGTCGTACAAAAGTTCGGTGATCTGTTCATGCGTCAGCCAGGCCATTTCCTTTTCAGCAATGGTGAACTTGCGCATATTCTCCAGCGGGTTCGGTGCTGCCCATTCTCCGAGTCGGGCCAGCTCGCTAAAAACGCCACTCAGGTAGCTTTGCTCGAGGTTGATTGTTACCGGGCTGGCACCTTTCTTCCACTTCTCACTGAAATAGATTTCACCCGTCAGGCGTTTGTCACGGTAATGCGCGAACAATTTCGAGCTGAGATCAGTAGCAAGAGGGTTTCCGAGTGCATCGACCATCAGGACCAACTTGTCGTAAACATGCTCGCCAGCGGTCAGGGATTTGCCGTGGAGCTTGAACCAGAGTTCAACTACGTCTTTCAGAGTCCGACGGTCTACCGATCCACCCAGCCAGGGCTTATTCTCTGACTCATCCATCGTGTGACGCTCAAAGGCTAACGCTTCGCCTTTTGTGGCAAACTGTTTACGCACACGCCGCCCGCTGCGCCCTGCTGGGTAGCATTCGCAAATCCATTTTCCTGTTGTGAGTTTTCGTACTGCCATTAAAAAGCCCTCATGTCTGAGGGCTAAATTTAACTGTATATCCGAACAGTGGTCAATGTTTGTTAATTACAAAATCACACTAATCAAAAGAGGTTGCTAACTCAATGAATTCCACGTAATTATTGAAGCTGTAGAAATCAGCATCATCATTTCTTTGAAGAAATGCCCCTTGAAGATAGGTGACGACTTCGTAACCTGATGGTTCACTAGTAATAGTTAGTAGGGGATTTAAACCAGTTTTTCTAATTCTGTCTTTTAAAGATGGTATTTCGCTAATAAATGAATATGCTAGTTCAATGTATTTATGTAAATACAATGAGCTAGCTCTATCTGGTAAACTTGCAGTATATTTTTGATTTCCACGGAAATGATAGTTAACCCCTATGTATTGGCTTCTGGTTTCTAATGTGAGATTAATTATGGCTTGCGAGGAACCCTTTAAATAATTGCTGCTTTTCACAGCTTCGGCAAGTGTCTTTGTAATGGGTAATTTCCCTATTTGTCTATCAATTATTTCTCTATCTTTATCATAAATAATCATCAGAACTAATAAAAAGATATAATCTAATTTTTTCTTTATTAAGCCCGACTTCATAATATCTATTAATCTTTCTATGTTTCTAATTGCATCACGAAGATTAAGATTGAATGAGTCAAGTATGTTTGCGGTGTTTTCTATAAAATGATCGAGTTCAGTAGTTATCGGGTATATGTTATTAGATATATCTTTATAATCACGGTCGACGCTACTTTCGACTACACTAGATATTAGATTTTTTAATTTTGGTGCTTTTAAACTGAATCTGCGATGAAAGAAACGACCTAAATAATCATTCGCAGAGAAATCGTTGCCGTAAACATTTTTTATTGAGTGTTGAAGTTGGTCTGTGTCTGTAGCAATGATAAAAACAAAGTTCTTAATGTCAAATATATGTTTTACAATCTCGAGTAAAGAAATTGCATAGTTAGGTCTGCATCTATCTAGTTCATCAATGAAAATAAAAATGGGTTTAGAATTGTTGTTTTCAAAGGCTAATCTCGACCAAAAGGCTAGCTCATTCCTAAGGTCTTGAATTCCTTTCATTTTTTCTTGGTGTTCTTTTAGCATTAATTGTGATGCTGCTTTAGCTATATCACTGACATTTTCTAATCCAGAATAGGTTTTTATAAGGCTTGAGAGAACTTCAGGTATTACGCCTTTTGTAAATCTACCAATTGCCTGCCCGCATTGAATAAGCCTAGCATCCAAATTTCCTGCATACGGTTGTAATTGTTGCGATAGAGAAGAAAAAAGTGTTAAAAAAGCATCGTCTGAAAAATCTTGCTTCCATGCATCTATATATACGCATGGGTGTACATTTTTTATTGAACTATAGAATCTTTTTAAGAAGTATGTTTTGCCTGCGCCCCATTCTGCATTCAAATTGATTACTGTATTGCTAACTTTTCCTTTTTTTTCAAGATAGTAATATAGATACTCTGCATACTGTCTTCTGCTAAGTTTGTCTTCTGAAAGTGTTTCTTGTACCCCATCTAACTCAAATTTATTACTCTTATCCCAATCCCAGTCAAAATCTCCATTTTTCATATGTCTTATCTCCTTAATATTATTTTCTAGCGTGTGCAGGTTATTATAACCTTTGCGATAATTTCAATATCCTTTAGAGAGCATTCAAAGGAATGATTTTCGCTTGCTATATAAAGGCGACTTCCTGGAAGCCTTGTGATAATTCTAAATGAAATTTCCCCGTCGATGTTGACAAGCCATTTACCGTCACGGACTTCTTCATAGTCTAAATCACAAATGTAATCAGCACTATCAGCTGAAATAATAACTCCATTTGTCAAACTCTCAGACAAGAACTTATTGTCAAAGGAATACGAGCCTTCATCTACCATCTTTCCGCTTTTAAGAGATTTTTTTGGTAATTTACGAATATCTATTTCATGAAAGTCCTTTTTTGTTCCTGTTCCAAAAGAGAGCCATTCGATAGAAATCCCCGTATCGATGGCACATTTGAGTACCCAATCCGCTGGAAAGATGTCACGCATATATCGAGTAGCCATTGTGCTCTTTGACACACCTAGATGGTCACAGAGAGCTTGACGAGTGGTGAAACCATACGCCTCAACCAAACGCTCAATCACTTTCTTTCCGCCGCTATTGAAATCCAAGAGTCCTCCAAAACAATCCAAATTGCATTGACAGATTCCAAAAGCGATCTTAAAGTTGAACTCGAAGCGTTCTTTTGGAGCCTTCACAACTAATCACGATAAACAACGGCTCGCCACAAGCCGAACTAAAGAAGGAATGTTGCACCATGACCCCAAACATTTCAATCACTCTGAATACACCGCACGTCACAATTGAGCGCTATAGCGAACTTACAGGGCTTCCAGTCGATACGATCAATGACATGTTGGCCGATGGCCGCCTTCCGCGCCATCGTCTCCGTAAAGATAAAAAGCGCGAAAAGGTCATGATTAACATGGCTGCTCTGACTCTAGACGCACTATCGTCTTAAGAAACCTTTGCTTATCGCAGTCAGTTTTAAGGTTCGATTTTGCGATAGGTTCGGAGATGAAAACTATGTTTGATTATAAAGTTTCCAAACAAAGTCATTTTGATGAAGCCTGCCGGGCTTTCGCTTTACGCCATAACATGGCGAAGCTCGCAGAGCGAGCAGGTATGAACGTTCAAACCCTGCGTAATAAGCTCAACCCGGAGCAACCGCACCAGCTCACAGCGCCAGATATCTGGCTGCTGACCGATCTCACCGAAGACTCAACGCTGGTTGATGGGTTTTTGGCGCAGATCCATTGTCTGCCGTGTGTGCCAACCAATGAAGTCGCACGGGAGAAAATGCCGCAATACGTCCTGAAAGCCACCTCTGAGATCGGCCGTGTCGCCGCTTGCGCAATATCTGGCGTTCAGATGAATGCGACTACTCGCCGTCAGGTTGTCGAAAGCGTCAACTCCGTTACTCGGCTGATGGCACTTACCGCGATTTCGCTGCAGGCGCGGCTACAGGCTAACCCTGCAATGGCAAGTGTCGTCGATACCGTAACGGGCCTTGGCTCATCATTCGGTCTGAGCTGAGGTGTTTATGTTGAGAAACGAACCTTCATTTGCGTCGCTTCTCGTTAAGCAAAGCTCGGCAATGCACTGCGGCCACGGCTGGATTATCGGGAAGGATGGGAAGCGCTGGCATCCGTGCCGCTCGCAGGATGCGCTTCTGGCTGACCTGTCCACTATCCAACAGGGGAAACCATGGCTATTGAAGGTCCTGCAGCAACTGTTCCACTGAGTACCGGTCAGCGCCTGAATGGGCTGAACCACATCGCGGAGCTGAGAGCAAAAGTGTTTGGTCTGAATATTGAGCACGAGCTGGAACGGTTTATTAATGAGATGCGCGATTCACGCGACATTAATCATAAACAGAACGAGAGGGCACTGGCCGCCATATTCTTCATGGCAAAAATTCCGGCAGAACGTCACAGCGTCAATATTAATGAGCTGACCACTGACGAAACGCGGGAGCTGATTAAAACAATGAATCATTTTCGTGCAGTGGTGAGCTTATTTCCCAAACGGCTAACCATGCCGAATTAATCCCAAACAGAAATTAATGGCGTAAACCCGCCGGGCATTCTTTTGCCCAAATTCAGGAGAATTGATGATGCGAAATAGTGAAACCCGCACCACCACAACCGGACCGGATGATGCCGGTTTATTCCAGCTGTTTAAGGAGACTCGTCTGGATGAGCGTAAAAGCTGCGCGTTTGCCGTTTCCATCCGCATGGAGGCACTGGCGATCCACATCCTGAAAGAGGGGATGAACGGAGTAGAGGCGGCAGAACTGCTGCGCCGTGAAGTTACCCGTTATGAAGCTGAATCACGCGGAGACTGGCACTGATGGCCGATTCTATGGACCTTGTACAGCAGCGCGTTGAAGAAAACCTGCAGCGCCATATTCAGAACGCCCGTGCCAGAAAGCCCGGTACAGCTCGCGTTCTCTGCATCGACTGCGACACGCCAATTCCAACGGCTCGCAGAGAAGCCATTCCGGGCGTGCAGTGCTGCGTGACTTGTCAGGAAATTGCTGAGCTGAAAGGGAAGCACTATACCCGAGGCGCGCTGTGAGCTTCGGAGTCAGTCACTGATGCCGGAATTAACAAAAGATAAAGGCGGCCCGACTAAGGCCGCCGGGGCTTTCCCATGGAATGCCTCAAAAAAAGCAATAAACCCTTATCTGGACCCGGCGGAAGTTGCGCCGGTGTCTGCGCTTTCAAACCTGATCACTCTCTACGCTGCGGACAACGAGCAGGAACAGCTGCGCCGTGAGGCGCTGAGTGATGAGGTCTGGGAACGCTATTTCTTCAATGAATCCCGCGATCCTGTTCAGCGTGAAATGGAACAGGACCAGCTCATCAGTCGCGCCAAAATGGCCCGTGAGCAGCAACGCTTTAATCCCGATTTAGTCATTCTGGCTAACGTCAGCGTCGAACCCGCTCACGTCAGCAAACCTCTGCTGGAGCGAATTAAATTCTTCCATGGGCTGGGAAGGCCAAAGGCATATTCCCGCTATCTGCGTGAAACAATCAGGCCGTGTCTTGAACGGCTGGATCGCGTGCGTGAAAGCCAGGTGTCTGCCTCGTTCCGGTATATGGCGAGCCATGTAGGGCTTGAGGGGCTGCTGGTTCTGCCGGAAATGAATCAGGAGCAGGTTAAACGCTTGTCCACGCTGGTTGCGGCGCACATGAGCCTCTGTCTCGATGCTGCCTGCAGCGCTTTGTTTGTGACTGATGACGTCAAGCCGGAACAAATCCGCCAGTCATGGGAAAAGGTGGCCGCTGAGGCTATGCGTCTTGATGTCATTCCGCCTGCCTTTGAACAGCTGCGCCGCAAGAAACGCCGCCGCAAGCCTGTACCCTATGACCTTATTCCGGGTTCGCTGGCGCGGATGCTGTGTGCAGACTGGTGGTATCGCAAACTGTGGCAGATGCGCTGCGAGTGGCGGGAGGAACAGCTGCGTGCCGTTTGCCTGGTCAACAAGAAAGCATCCCCGTATGTCAGCTATGAAGCCGTGATCCACAAACGCGAGCAGCGCCGTAAATCGCTGGAGTTTTTCCAGTCGCACGAGCTGGTCAATGCCGACGGTGACACGCTGGATATGGAAGATGTGGTGAACGCCAGCAGCAGCAATCCGGCACACCGCCGCAATGAAATGATGGCCTGTGTGAAAGGGCTGGAGCTGATCGCCGAAATGCGCGGCGACTGCGCTGTGTTCTATACCATCACCTGCCCGTCGCGCTTCCACGCCACTCTTAACAACGGCAGGCCCAATCCGAAGTGGACCAGCGAAACGGTCCGGCAGAGCAGTGACTATCTGGTTGAAACCTTCGCCGCATTCCGCAAGGCCATGCACAAAGCCGGTCTGCGCTGGTATGGCGTGCGCGTTGCCGAGCCGCACCACGACGGCACCGTGCACTGGCATTTGCTGTGCTTCATGCGTAAAAAAGACCGCCGCACGCTCACTGCGCTGCTGCGTAAATTCTCGATTCGCGAGGACCGTGCCGAGCTGGGCAACAATACCGGCCCGCGCTTCAAGTCTGAACTCATCAACCCGCGCAAAGGCACGCCGACCAGCTACATCGCCAAGTACATCAGTAAGAACATCGACGGGCGCGGGCTGGCAAAAGAGATCAGCAAAGAAACCGGCAAATCACTGCGCGACAGTGCGGAGCACGTCAGTGCCTGGGCATCGCTTCACCGCGTCCAACAGTTCCGTTTCTTCGGTATTCCAGGGCGTCAGGCATATCGGGAACTGCGTTTGCTAGCCGGGCAGGCCGCAAGAGCGCAGGGCGATAAAAAAGCAGGTGCGACGGTGCTGGAAAATGCGCGGCTTGATGCCGTGTTAGCTGCGGCTGATGCGGGCTGCTTTGCCACCTACATCATGAAGCAGGGCGGAGTTCTGGTTCCCTGCAAACATCACCTTATCCGAACCGCATACGAGCTTAACGACGAGCCAGGCACCTACGGCGATCACGGCATCCGAATCTATGGCATCTGGTCCCCGATTGTTGAGGGCCGGATCTGCACGCACGCGATGAAGTGGAAAATGGTTCGTAAGGCCGTTGACGTTCAGGAGGCGACAGCCGACCAGGGCGTTTGCGCCCCTTGGACTCGTGGCAATAACTGTCCCCCTGTTGAAAAAACGTACCAGACAGGGGGCGAATTACCGGGCAGCGAAGAACCTGCAGCCTTGCCGGACTTCGAGAACATGAGCAAAAAGGAACTGAGAGAGCTGACCGCGAGGTTGCGGCTGGTCAAACCGAAGCGCAGGAAAGGGTACAAACAGGAAATTACGGATCACCAGCGCCTGCAGCTCGATGCAGAGCTGAGGTCCAGAGGCTTTGACGCCAGTGAAACGGAAGTGGATTTGCTTTTGCGTGGCGGTAGTCTGCCATCTGGAGCCGGGTTGCGCCTGTTCTATCGGAACCAGCGACTACAGGAGGATGACAAATGGCGTCAGTGGTACTGAAAAAGTCAGGAATGAGGTCATCTATTAATCAAAGGGTTAGCTGAGTAAAAAAGTATTTCAGCTTTAATTACACATGATGTACTGTATATATAAACAGTAATAAGGGGAGGGAGTTGTGAACGATTTGTTCATGGAGTCACTTGCACTGCAGCGGATAGAACTTATGGCCCGGTTGGTCGCCAGCTCAGATTGTAGCGAGGACGACAAGGAGGTTGCGATCTCGTGGCTGTCGGAGCTGACGAGCGACTTGGTTACAAGGCTAAATGAATACGGAGTAGGGCTGGATGAGAGTACGCATTAGTGATTTCGCACCATGGGAAACTCCCTCCCAAATGGCATCCTGCGGTTTGAACAAGCAGTGCATGTCTATGGTGCATGGATTCGCATGATCCGAAAAGGATCGCAACGGGTCGGGGCCGCCAGAACTGGCGCGCTTTCCGGCCCGTCATGCACCTGCATGAAAACCACTACACAAAGCGGGCAGGCGTGGCGGGGATACGAGCGCGCGCTAAGTATGGATTTTCAATATTCTTACAAACACTTGCGGTTATTTGCGATATGGTTTTTGTTTTTACTTTAAGATAGTCTGCATATACTTGTAGTTGCGTTACGAACTGATAAGCTTCAGGTACTATCGAGGAAGGGATATGAAGCGGCTAACTGAAGAACAAATTGAGTATTCTTTAACCAGAGCGAAAAAAATTGCTCGGCGCGAGACCAGGAAAGTTACAAGCGGTAAGAGAGTACTTCAACCAATGCGAGTTTTTTCTCGAGTCAGGATTACTGCACCTGCCGCATTAGATTTATTTAACCCAGCTAATTATAATCTATTTATTGAATTTATAACTCTCATTCGTGATTGTATTTATGATGGCGAAAAAGTGCTCCTAGATTTTAGAAATACTAAGTCTTTAAAGGCATGTGCAGTTATAGTTTTATATGCCTATATTGATTTTCTTCAAAGACAAACAAAAGATAAAACTGTCATAGCAATTACAACATGTGGCTCTCCAAGAGCAAACAACTGGTTTAAATTATGCGGTATTTGGGGCATTACTGGATTTCAACACATTGACTCCGATAAACTAAATTCAATGGAGATTGTCTCCGCTGTTGCAGGTAAGACTAAAAACAATGAAGAGAGCGCTGAGGCTCGGCAGAAAATAAAGAATGTCCTCAAATATATAAAAGGGACCATTTATGATGGAAAAATTTCCGTATCAGACGGCCAGAAGTTATATGCGGCTTTAACTGAGTCAATTAGTAATGTCGGCCTGCATGCTTATTCTAATGAAGAACATTTTTCAGAGTTCATAGATGAAATCGGAAAAAGATGGTGGACTTTAGCTCATAAAGTTGAAGATCAATTATACTTGATGGTTTATGATATGGGGGAAGGAATCCCAGTAACATTAGTAAAAAAAGATTTTTTTACTTTGATAGCGCAAATGTTTAATCCTAAAACTGATTCTGATAAAATATATGCTGCCGTACAATATGGCGAGACGAGAATGAATAGTGAAAAACATGGTAAAGGATTACCTGATATGAAAAGATATGTCGTCGATAATCCTGAAGGGCAATTGCATATTTTCAGTGGTATGGGAAGATACTCCTATAATGCAGAAAATAATACAGAGGAGCAATTTGATCTGCCATACTCTATTGGTGGGACCCTAATTCAATGGAATGTTAGTTTGAGAGGTGCTGAATGAACATCAAAGAAATACATATTGCTGAAGAGTTTTCGGATGTTCCTTATGGCCGTTACGATGAAGATGGTCCTGATAACGGTCAACGGTTCCGTGAAGAGCTACTCGCAGACGCGATAAGAAATTTTGATGAAGTCCATGTTTTTCTTGATGGGGCTATGGGATATGGGTCTTCATTTTTAGAAGAGGCTTTTGGTGGATTATATAGAACAAATGGAATAGATAAAAATATAATAAAAAAGAAGTTGAAGATTTTTACTGAGTTAGACTTCCTCAGAGACAGTATTTGGGGATATATAGCTGACGCTAAAAAGGAGTAAGTTGATGGAAGCTAATCCTTCTTTATTGCAGTCTCTTGCCAGTTCGGGTGTGCTGGCAATTTTGACTGCATTGATTGGTTGGGTTTTTGTATATAATAACTCTCGCGCGTTGCAAAAAAGAAGTGAGACATGGTCTATAGTTAAAAACGTCTCTGATAATCTCAAAGAAATTGAATCATCTTCACGTAAATTTTGGGTGCCAAGTGATTCAAAAGAGATTGATGCAATGTCTTTTCAAAACGAGATTACAGCTTTACTTGCTGAGACAGAACGGTGGTTGAATCATCTTAAACAGCGGATTGAAATTGATGGGGATTTTAAGCCACTAATTGCAGATTTATTTAAAGATGCCACTGCAAACATTGAGAAAGCTCAAACATATGATAAGAATCAAAGAACAAGAGTGAGTATTTTGATTTCTAAAAGAACTAAGATAATCAAAGCTCTCATAGATGAATCTTATCAAGAAGAGTTTTTAAATTAAAAGAAACGATACGGTGCAATTGCATCGTATCGTGATGGTTATGTTCTTTTATTTAAAGCCAGACCCAGTGTTTCATTTTCTTATATTGTAATTTTCAAATTGAATGACTTCTTCTTTTAACCAGCAATTTAACTCTTCAAAACGTTTTTGAAGCGGTAGAAGCTCGTTTTTGACAAAAACGAGACTTGCCTTCTCCACATCCCCAAACCCCCCAACATTACTCGGCATAATCCCCATCATCTGCGGCGGAACGCGGTGAGCTGCCATCATGTCGTCCCGGCTCACGTTCTTGATATTCAAAAACTCATCCTTTGCTGCCACCTCTGACAGTGGGATGATCTGAATCCCGTCCTTTTTGCCGTTCGGCGAATACATAAAGAGGTTGCGGAAATTGCCCGGCCCTTTCGCGCTTTTCATCGCCTGGCGGATGTTGTTCACGTCCTCCTGGTTCTGCGCAGCGTCGGTCATATACATGATGAACCCCGCATGACTGCCGTTGATGTAATACTTACGGCGGAACAGCGTGGCGGACTCGTTCAGCAGGGCAGACGGGATGGCGGAGAGGTATTCCGGCAGGCCGTAAATCTCCTGGTTCAGGTCCGGCTCCATCAGGTGAAAAATGCTGCCTCTGGTGAACTCATATGGCTGCGTGGTCATGCCGTATTGCACAAACCAGTATGTGTCGAGGTCGATCCCGCGGCGGGTGTATTTCGCCAGTGACGGCTCCAGCGACAGGATGCCTCCGAGGCGGTTGGTGCGTTTCTCCAGATAGGCGTTACCGAATACGAGATAGTCCTGCACAAACCGGCTGAACGCCTGCTGGCTCAGCAGCGGATGCGGGATAAAGGTGCTGGTCAGAATGTTGCGTTTAACGGCAATCGGGGAGCTGTGATGCACGGCCGCGCGATAGGTGCGCGCCAGCCCGTCAAAGCTCACCGGCGGTTCATACCAGCGGTCCATCTGCACGCACTCCACATAATCCAGCAGCTCGCGGCGGTCCAGCACCGGGATCGGGTCGCCAAAGCTGAATGCTTCTGCAGATGCGCCGCTGCTGTGCTGAACTGCTGTACGGTTTTTCTTGTTCTTGCCCATCAAAAAATCTCCACAATATTGCTGGTATTGGCGGCTTCGCCCTGCAGCGGTTCGTTAAACAGTGCGTGCATCGTTGCCCAGGCCAGATCGGCATGGCTGGCTTCTTCGCTGCGGCTGGCTTCGTAGGTCGGGCGGTTGCCGCTGGCGGTGGTAGCCCGGCGGATTGCCATGAAAGACTGCGCGATGTCGGTGTGCCCGGCGTCGAACTCCAGACGGCGGTGGCTGATAATGTCGTAGGCCTTGAGCACCAGGGCGTTTTTGACGTTCGGGTTGTAGACAAATTCGCGCACGGCAGGGAAGAACGCCTTCACGTTTTCATACACGCCGTGGCCGACGCCGGTGGAGTCGATGCCGATATAGGTCACGTTGTACTGCTGCGTCAGTTTTTTGATGGCGTCGGCCTGGGCGCGGAAGTCCATGCCGCGCCACTGGTGACGCTCCAGAATGCGGAACTTACCGCCTGGCACGGCAGGCGGCGCCATGACCACGCAGCCTGCGCTGTCACCGTTCTGCGTGCCTTTGGCGGGGTCATAGCCAATCCACACTTCACGCCAGCCAAACGGGCGCAGAGCCAGTGCGTGAAAATCTGACCAGACCTCCCAGCTGTCCACCATGCAGGCCTGCAGCTCGCTGAGCGGAAACACGGACGCCAGATCGTCGATAAACTCGCACATCAGCAGGTTCTGGTACTCGTCCGGGCTGTACTCCATGCGCAGCTGGTCGATATCGAACAGGTTACACCCGCCGCGCACTGCATCTTCCACGGTGACAATCTGGCGATACTGTCCGTCCGGGCAGAGCAGGCCGGGGGCCAGGCTGCCGTGGGTCAGGTCAATATCCACCTTGTCCGCTTTGGCGCGGCCCCGGTTGAACAGCGCGCCGGACCAGAACGGATAGGCGCTGTGAGTCAGGCTGGACGGCGTGGAGAAGTAGGTCTGCCGCCATTTTTTGTGGATGGCCATCCCTGACGCCACTTTGCGCAGCTCCTGGAATTTCGGTATCCAGAAATATTCATCCAGGTACAGGTTGCCGTGGTAGCTCTGCGCCGTGCGGGCGTTGGTGCCGAGGAAGTACAGGCACGCGCCGTTGCTGAGCGTCATCGGGTCGCCTTTCAGCTCCACATCCACCTCTTTGGCAAAGTCGATGATGTACTGCTTGAAGACGTGCGCCTGCGCCTTGCTGGCGGAGAGGAAAATCTGGTTGCGCCCGGTGGTGATGGCGTCAATCAGCGCCTCACGGGCAAAGAAAAAGGTTGCCCCAATCTGGCGCGACTTGAGCAGGTTGCGGATGCGGTGCCGGTTGCCTGCCTCCCACCAGTGGCGCTGGTAGGCAAACATCGAGTCGTGGAAAACCTCCTGCAGCTTCTCGATCTGCTCGTCGGTAAACAGGTTCTTTTCTGGCGGTTTGCGTGGGCCTTTGTTGCGGTTGGCGACGTTGGGGTTTAGGTCTGCTTCGTTGCCGCCGTCGTTGAATTTGCCGATGCGGGCGTGACGCTCAGACTGGCGCGCCAGCAGGTCAATCTCCTTGAAGTCTTTCCCTTCTTTTTGCTCCTTCATAATGAGCTGGCAGTAGCGCGCGGCGGTGGTGAGCTGCATCTGATCCAGCGGCCCGTACTCGCCCCATTTGTCGCGCTTCTTCCAGCTGTGAACGGTTGCAACTTTCTCGCCCAGCATTTCAGCAATGCGGGCTACGCGGTATCCCTGAAAGTACAGCAGCATGGCCTGTCGACGGGGAT